TCGGCCGCCTCAAGGACTGGCGCCGCATCGCCACCCGATACGACCGATGCGCCACCACCTTCTTCGGCGCCATCACTCTCGCCGCCATCGTCATCTTCTGGCTCGGACAATGAGTCCTGAACCTAGAGGCTCTTAGGCGGCTCTGAATCGGCCCGCGCGGCGGCCTGCTCGGCCTCAGTCAGCTCGTCGTAGATCAGCAGGGTGATCTGCATCAGGCGGCGCGGATCGGGGCGGTGGCCGGGCAGCACGACGAGGCCGTCCAGGGCCTGCTGGTAGGCGCGGGCGAGGCGGTCGGGATCGGCCTGCCAGGTCAGGCCGAGCGCGCGCTGCGGCGCGGATTCCCTTGGTTCGGCGACGCCTGACGTCGGCGCGGCCTCGCGCATCGGCCCGGTGCCGGCGGCGAGCCATTCTAGCCGCACGCCGGTCGCGGCGGCGAGCTTCACCAGCACCTCCGTCCGCATGTCGCGGCCACGCAGATAGGTGTTCAGGGTGCCGAGATTCACGCCCGCGCGGTCGGCAACGGCCGTCGGGCCGCCGGCGTCTGTCACCGCCCGGCGAAGCCGCGCGGCGCGCTCAGCGCTTGCAGGTTCGGCCGTCGAACCTGCAAGCGCACTTGCATGTTCATGATCGTGTTGCATGTTCACGTTTATTCATTCCAATTCAATGGCTTGCGCGAAAACGACTAACGTTCGTTAGCATCCGCAACATGCAAGTGTTTTCGTGCCGCCACCATAACCACATTCGTGCTTGCGTCCTCTAACGATCGTTCATATGCTCGGTCACAGACGTTGACCCAGCGCGCCGCGCGACACCCCGAGCGGAGACGATGCCCCGACCCGACTGGCACCCCGAGGACGTCAAGGCGGCGATCCGGAAGACCGGCACCACCCTGACCGCGCTCGCGCTGGCGCACGGGCTCAGCGAGAGCGCGGTGCGGATCACGCTGCTCCGGGCCTGGCCGCGGGTGGAGGCGCTGATCGCGCGCCACCTCGGCCGCCGGCCGCAGGAGATCTGGCCGAGCCGCTACGACTCCCTGGGGCAGCCGCGCCGGGGCCTGCGCGCCGTCCACAGGAAGCAGCGTAGCGCCATTCGTTACGCCCCGCACCGTCAGAAATCGGAGGCCGCATGAACGGGCATACGATCGTCTCCCTGCCGCTCGACCGGGTCGCGGTCGGGCCGAGGCTGCGGCCGGTGGACGGCGACTACGTGGCGCTGATCGCCGCCTCGCTCGCCGAGCGCGGCCAGGACACGCCGATCGTGGTGGCGCCGGCCGGCGACGACGGGCGGCACGCGCTGATCGCCGGGGCGCATCGGGTGGCGGCGGCGCGGAGCCTCGGCTGGGGCGAGATCGCGGCGGTGGTCCGCGAGGCCGACGCGCTGACGGCGCGGCTGATCGAGATCGACGAGAACCTGGTGCGGCGCGAGCTCTCGGCGCTCGACCGGGCGGTGTTCCTGGCGGAGCGCAAGGCGGTCTGGGAGGCGCTGCACCCGGAGACGCGCCGCGGCGGCGACCGGCGCGGGACCAAACGGACAAGCTTGTCCGTTTGGTCGGCGTTCGCGCGCCACACCGCGGCCAAGCTCGGGGTGGACGAGCGCTCGATCCGCCGCGCGGTGGCCCGCGCCGCCCTGCCGGCCGAGATCCGCGAGCGGATCGCGACCCTGCCGATCGCCGCCCGCGGCGCCGAGCTCGACAAGCTGCTCGCCCTGCCGCCCGAGCGGCAGCGCGCGGTGGTGGACGAGCTGACGCGGCCTGAGCGTCCGGCGGCGAGCGTGGGCGCGGCGCTGGCCCGCCTGGCCGGGCCGGAGCCGCAGAGCAAGGGCGAGCTCGCGCGCATCGAGTTCGGCGCGCTGGTGCGGGCCTGGCGCAAGGCCGGACGGGCGGCGCGGGCGCAGTTCCTCGCGTTCCTGGAGACCGAGGGCGCGCTGCCCGGGCGGGAGGCGGCGTGATGGATCCGCTGCGCTGGTGGGAGCTCGTGCTCGGCGGCGTGCTCGGCGCGGCCTATCTGTACGGGCTGATCTTCGCGCTGATCGTGATCGGCCTGGCGTTCGAGTGATGGCCGAGCAGCTCTCCCTGCTGGGCTGGACGCCGCCGCAGGCAGAGCTCGCCTTCGCCGAGGCGCAGATCAGGGGCGCGACATTCGACGCGCGGGTGTCGCGCGCGGTCGCGGTGGCGCTGGCCGAGTGCGGCAAGCCGCGCGCGGCCGTGGCGCGCGAGATGGCGGCCTATCTCGGCGAGCCGGTCTCGCCGGCGATGCTGGACGCCTATGCCTCGGTCGCGCGCGACCAGCACCGGATCAGCGTCACCCGCTGGCTGGCGCTGATCCACGCGACCGGCGACCGGCGGCTGGCGCAGCTGCTGGCCGAGCCGTTCGGCTGGGCGGTGGTCGAGAAGCGCCACCTGCCGCTGATCGAGGTGGCGCTGCTGCGCGAGCAGGAGGACGAGCTGCGCCGCCGCCGCGACGCGCTGATGCGCAAGGCGCGCGGGTGATGGACGCCTGGTTCTCGGCGGCCGAGCTGGTGGCGCTGGGGCTGCCCGGCCTGCCGGGGACGCGGCAAGGCATCATCAATCTCGCGCAGCGCGAGGGCTGGGTCGCCGCCTCGGCGGAGGGGCGGTGCTGGCGGCGGCGGCGGGGCCGGGGCGGCGGGATCGAGTACCACCTGTCCTGCCTGCCGCTGGCCGCGCAGGCCAGGCTCGCGCTGACCGCGCCGCGCGCCCCGGCCGCGCCGCGCGCCGCGGCCAAGGCGGCGCTCTCGGACGCCGAGGCCTGGGCGTGGTTCGAGCGCCAACCGGAGAAGCGGCAGGCGGAGGCGCGTGCGCGGCTGGCGGCGCTCGACGCTGTGGCGACGATGGTCGCCGCCGGCACGGGCAAGGTGCTGGCGATGCAGCTCGTGGCGCAGCAGCGCGGCATCAAGCTGTCGACGCTCTACGCCTGGGAGCGCCAGGTCCGCTACGTGCCGGCCGAGCACCGGCTCGCGCATCTCGCGCCGCGCCACGCCGGCGCGCCCGGCCAGCGCGCCGCGGCGAGCCCGGAGGCGCTGGACTGGCTGCGCTCGGCCTGGCTGTCGCCGTCGCGGCCGACGGTCGAGATGTGCCTGCGCGACCTGCGGGCGATCGCGCCGCAGCGCGGCTGGACGCTGCCGTCCGACCGCACGCTGCGGCGCCACCTCGCGGCGATCGACCGGCCGGTGGCGGTCTACTGGCGCCACGGCCCGGACGCGGCGGACCGGCTGTTCCCGCAGCAGCGCCGCGACCGCAGCGCGCTGCACGCGCTGGAGGCGGTGAACGCGGACGGGCACACGCTGGACGTGCTGGCGCGCTGGCCCGACGGGTCGGTGGGGCGGCCCGTCGTGGTGGCGTTCCAGGACGTGTTCAGCGGCAAGTGGCTGTCGTGGCGGGTTGACCGCAGCGAGAACACCGACACCTACCGCCTCGCCTTCGGCGACCTGGTCGAGACCTTCGGCATCCCCGACCACCTCTACGTGGACAACACGCTGGCGGCGGCGAACAAGACGATGTCGGGGGGCGTCGCCCGGCGCTACCGGTTCAAGGTCCGCGCGGAGGAGCCGCTCGGCATCCTGCCGGCGCTGGGCGTGCAGGTCCACTTCGTCCGGCCCTACAGCGGCCAGTCGAAGCCCATCGAGCGCTCGTTCGGCGACATCGCGCGCGACGTCGCGCGCCACCCGGCGTTCGAGGGCGCCTATCTGGGCTCGAACCCGACCGTCAAGCCGCACAATGCGGGGGCGCGCGCCGTCCCGATCGCCGAGCTGCTGGCGGTGCTCGAGCGGCGGATCGCCGAGCACAATGCCCGGCCCGGCCGCACCGCGCCGAACTGCCGCGGGCGGAGCTTCGACGACACCTTCGCCGAGTCCTACGCGGCCGCGCCGATCCGCAAGGCGAGCGCGGCGCAGCGGCGGCTGTTCCTGCTCGCCGCCGAGTCGGTGACGGTGCGCCGCGACGGCACGATCCACCTGCTCGGCAACCGCTACCACGACCCGCAGCTCGTCGGGCTGATCGGCCGGCAGGTCACGGTGCGCTTCGATCCCGACCGCCTGCACGGCGCCGTGCACGTGTATCGCGCCGACGGCGCCTTCGTGACGACGGCGGCGTGCTGGTCGGACGCGGGCTTCGCCGACACCGAGGCGGCGCGGCGGATCGCGGCGGCGAAGAAGCTGCGGCGGCGCGGCGTCCGGCTGGTGGCCGAGGCGGCCCGGGTGTTCCGGGCCGAGGAGATCGCGCGCGACCTCGCGGCCGCCGCGCCCGAGCCGGCTGCGCCGCCGGAAACGCGGGTGGTGCGCCCGATCTTCGGCCGCGGGACCGCGGCGCTGGCCGTCGCCCAGGCCGAGGCGGCGGACGCCCAGGACGACGAACCCGAGGCCGACCGCCTGCTGCGCGCGGCGTTCCGCCAGCAGCGCGCCGCGCGGCTGGCGCTGGCGCCCGAGCCCGACGACGCGGCCTGACCGCCGCCACCCACCGGAGGAGACCGATGCCGAGCGAACCCGCCCAGACCCTGACAGCCGAGGAGCAGGAGGCGATCCGCGCCGAGGCGCGCGCGCTGATCGCGCAGGAGGGCATCTCGCAGAAGCAGTTCAGCGTGCTCTGCGGGGTGGCTTACGGGACCTTCACGCCCTGGATGGCGGGCACCTATGCCGGCCGCGGCGACCGGATCGCCGAGGCGGTGCGGCGCGGCATCGACTCGCACCGGGCGAAGACGCGCACCCGGGTGCTAGCGCCGGCGGCGCCCGGCTTCGTCGCCACGCCGACCGCGGAGGCGATCGCCGGGGTGCTGGAGCACGCCCAGCACATGGCCGACTTCGCGGTGGTGACGGGGGCCCCGGGCGTCGGCAAGACCAGCACGGCGCGGGCCTATGCGCGGGACCATGCGAACGTCTGGATGATCACCAGCGAGCCCGTGCACGCCACGCCGCGCGCGCTGCTGGACGATCTCGCCGACGCGCTGCGCGTGGACGCGCGCGGGACCTCGTCGCAGCGGCTGTCGCGGGACCTCGCCGCGCGGATGCGGGGCAAGGACGGGCTGCTGATCGTGGACGAGGCGCAGCACCTGACGAGCGCCACGCTCGACCAGCTGCGCAGCCTGCACGACCGCGCCGAGGTGGGCGTTGCGCTGCTCGGCAACGAGACCATCTTCGCGCGGCTCGAGGGCGGCACGCGGGCGGCGCACTACGCGCAGCTCTACTCGCGCGTGGGCATGCGGCTGACGCGGCCGAAGCCGGTGAAGGCCGACATCGACGCGCTGCTCGACGCCTGGGGCGTCGAGGGCAAGGCCGAGCGGGCGCTGCTGCACGTGATCGCGCGCAAGCCGGGCGCGCTGCGCGGCCTGACCAAGGTGCTGCGGATCGCGCACATGCTGGCCGGCGCCGAGGGTGCGGAGGCGGTCGGCGAGCGGCAGATCCGGCTGGCCTGGTCGCGCTACGCGGCGCGCGAGACGATCGAGGACGAGGCGGACGCGCTGGGCCTCGCCCGCGCGGGCGAGCGGAGGGCGGCGTGATGCTGAGCGAAGAACTTCGCAACCTCGCCGCGCAGCTCGCGGCGATGCGGTCGGCGCCGCCGGCGGACCCCTCCCGCGCGCTGCGCACCGCCGAGGAGGTGCTGCGGGATCTCGCCGAGGAGGCCGAGATGCTGGAGCGGCGGCCGGTGGCGGCGCCGGTGGTCGATCTCGCCGCGCTGCGCCGGATGAGCGCGGGAGGTGCGCCGTGAGCCGGTTCGGCCCATGGCCGGCGCGCGACGCGGAGCTGCGCGCGCGCTGGGAGGCCGGCGAGACGGCCGGGCAGATCGCCGCGGCGCTGGGGCTGACCAAGAACAGCATCGTCGGCCGGGCGCACCGGCTGGGGCTGGCGGCGCGGCCGAGCCCGATCCGGCCGCGCGCGGACGGCGCGCCGCGTGCCCGCCCCGCGCCGCCGGCCGCGCGGGCGGCGGTTGCCGCGGCCGTCCTCCGGCCGGGCTCGGCGCCCCGGCCCTCTCCCGCGCCTTCGGCCCCGGCGCCGCTGTCGCGGACGGCGCGCTGCTGCTGGCCGCTGTGGCCGACCGGTGCGGGCCGCGCGCATCCCGACTACGGCCGCTCGTGCGACGCGCCGGCACGGCTGGGGTCGAGCTACTGCCAGGCGCACCACACGCGCGCGCATGTCCGCGGGGAGGCGCTGGCGTCATGACGGGCATCCCGGTCCGCACGATCCTCGAGGCGGTGGCTGCCGAGTGGGGCGTCACCGCCGATGCGCTGCTCGCGCAGGACAAGCGGCGCGCGCTCGTCGAGCCGCGACAGGTGGTCATGTGGCTGTGCCGCTACCACTCGCCGCTGTCGGACCGCGCGGTGGCGCGCATCCTGCGGCGCGACCGCAAGACCTGCGACCAGGGCGAGCGTCGCGTGCACCAGCGGATGACGGAGGACGTCGACTTCCTGATCCGCGTGCACGCGCTGGAGCGGCGGCTCCGCGAGCAGGCGGCGCGCCCGCCCGCTGCCGTGCCGCGGCCGAGCCGGAGGGCAGCCGCGTGAGCCGGGTGAACCACACCCCGCGCGGCGCGCTGCTCTGGGCGGCCGAGCAGGACCGCGTGCGCCACCGCCAGTGGCTCGCGGCGGCGGCGCGCGGCGGCACCTGCGGCCTGCACCGCGCGGTCTGCCTCGCCTTCGCGGCGGACGCGCGGATCCGGCTCGCGCACACGCTGCGCGCCCTGCGCGCGCTGCCACGGACATCCCAGCAGAGGAGGAACGCCGCATGACGAGGCGGGTGAAGGCCAAGGCGGTCGAGGTGGCTGTGCCGCGCGACCAGGCCGAGGCGAACGCGATGATCGCCGCACTGGGCGCCGCGCTGCGCGAGCGTGGGCTGATCCAGTCGGCGCTGGACGAGATGATCGCGAGCATCAAGGCGAAGGCCGAGGCCGAGGCCGAGCCGATCCAGGCGCGCATCGGCGCGCTGCAGACCGGCCTGCAGATCTGGGCGGAGGCGAACCGCGCGGCGCTGCTGGTGGGCGGCCGCAAGAGCGTCGATCTGCCGGCGGGCGAGCTCGGCTGGCGGCTCCGGCCGCCCTCCGTGCGGATCACCGGGGCGGAGGCCGTGATCGCGACGCTGAAGGCGCTCGACCTGACGCGGTTCCTGCGCGTGAAGGAGGAGATCGACCGGCAGGCGATGCTCAAGGAGCCGGACGTTGCCGGCGCGGTGCCGGGGGTCACGATCGGCTCTGCCGGGGAGGAGTTCTACGTCGCGCCGATCGGGGTCGAGCTGAGCGGGAGGGCGGCGTGATGCGGACGATCGTGCTGCTGCTGGCCGCGTGGGCCGGGTTCCTGGCCGGGTTCGCGATCGGGGCGTGGTGGGCCGCGCTGCGGCGGGTTGTGCCGTGAGCGCCCCGGAGTTCAGCGACGTCGGGCTGAGGCCGGTGCCGCCCGAGATGCTGGAACGGCTCGGCCCGGCGGTGAACGCTTGGATCGCAGGCATGCATCGGGTGCTGAAAACGCTGACCGCGTCGCTGCCGGCGAACGAGCGGACTTTCGTGCTGCGCAGCATCTATCTCTCGCTCTGCGTGCAGAGGCTGGCGATCGAGCCGCCGGCGATGCGGGCGCACCTGCTGGCGGAGCTGCCGCGCCTGGTCGAGGTCGAGGTCGCGCTGGCCGAGCGCGGCGGGCGGGCGGTGTCGTGATGCGGCGCTGGCTGAGGCGGCGGCGGGCGGCGCGGGTGCGGCGGACGCTGCTCGGCCTGCCGCTGCCGCTCAGGCGGCTGGCGCTGGCGATCCTGCGGGCGACGCCGTGAGCGCGGCCGTGGATCACACGCTGCGCGTGATGCAGTACTGCGCCGAGCTCATCGCGCGCGTGTCGCCGGCCGCGCGCGAGGAGCTGCTGCGCCACGCGGCGACGCTGCGGCGGTTCGGCGCAGAGAACGAGTTCGCCACCCCGGACATCCCGGGGGGCTCGCGGGAAGCCCCGGCACACCAAGGCGGCCTGCCGCCCGGCGTGGGCGAAGACGATCGCACGCCGGTTCCGGTCAATTCCTGTCCGGGGGCCGCGTCGGACGACGCGGTTGGCTTCGAGGACAAGGCCGCCGATCCCGCCTCTTCGGCGCGACGCGCGCGGCGGCGCGGGCGGCCGGCCGCCGCCAGTCCGGAGACCCTGGCCGAGATCGAGCGGCGCTGGCGCGCGGGTCAGCCCACCGGGCTGATCGCGCGGCAATGCGGCCTGACGACGAAGGCCGTGTACAACATGGCCTACAAGCGCCGCTGGCCGCGACCTGAGACGCCGCCGATGCCGCCGCGCCGCGTCGCCGAGCCGTCGGTGGCGGCGCGCGAGCTCGCCGAGGCGGCCGCGGCGGAGGGGACGGCCCAGGCCGATGACGCGACCATCCGCGAGTGGGGGCGGGCGAACGGCGTCGAGATCGACCGGTTCCTGGCGCCCGACGGCGTGGCCGATCTGGTGAACGCGCGGCGGCGCGAGCTCGGCCTGACGCCGTTCCGGCGCGTCGCGCGGCCGCTCGGGGCGCTGCCGGCCGACGAACTGCGACGGATGCGGGGGGTGCGATGACCGGCCAGCCCGACCTGTTCGGCCTCGCCGGCCGGGTGCCGGCGCAGTGGCCCGACACCTCGGTGGCGGCGGCCGAGGCGCTGCAACCCGACGCGAAGACGCTGCGCGAGGACGTGCTGCGGGCGATCCGGGCCTCCGGCGAGTGGGGGATGACGGCGGACGAGGTCGCCGCGCGGCTGCGGCTCACGCCGTTCACGACCCGGCCGCGCTGCACCGAGCTGCGCGCGGCCGGGCTGATCGTGGACAGCGGCCAGCGGCGGGCGAACGCGTCGGGCCGGGCGGCGATCGTGTGGAAGCCCGCGCCGGAGGGCTGGCGGCCATGAAGCGGCTGTTCGAGGACGTGACGACCACGCCGGCCATCGAGGCGGCGTTCGAGCGGCTCTGGGCCGCCTATCCGCAGCGCCGGCCGAACCCGCGGGACATGGCCCGCGCCACCTTCCGCGCGCTCGCGCGCCGGGTCGATCCCGAGCGGCTCGTGCAGGCGGCGGAGGCCTTCGCCGCGGAGGTCCGCGCGCTCGGCATCAAGCCGGAGTTCATCCCGCATACCCGCACCTGGCTGCACCAGCGGCGCTGGCAGGACTATCCGCCGTTCAAGCCCGATCCCGCCTCGGCCGCGCCGGCGGCCGAGGAGCCGGCGATTGACCACCCGTGGTGGCCGGCCTGCGCCGGGTCGGTGGCGCCGCACGAGTTCCGATCGTTCCTCGCGCGGCTCTGGGTCGTCGACCATGCCGAGGGCGAGTCGGCGCTGCTGGGCGCGCCGAGCCGGTTCGTCGCCGACACCTGCCGGGCCAGGTATCTGCCGCTGCTGTGCCGCGCGCTCAGGGTCGGGCGGATCGAGATCACGACGGAGGCGGACCAGCGATGAGCGCCTGGTGCCTGTGCTGGTGGCTCGTGGTCGAGAGCGCGCGCAGCGTGGTGCCGTGGTCGCCCCCGGAGGCGCGGCCGCGCGAGGCCTACGGCCCGTTCGCCACGCGCGAGCGCTGCGAGGCGGCGCTGGCGACCGCGCAGGCGGCGCCGGGCGAGGCCGACTGGCGGATCGAGGTGGGCCGCTGCGAGCGCCGCCCGGCGTCGGAGGCGCGGCGGTGAGCGTGCCCGCGCGCATCGCTCGCGCGATCCACGCCTGCCGCAAGCGCGTGGCCGGGCTGGAGGACGACGCGGCCTGGCGCGGGTTCCTGGCCAGCGTCGCCGGCCGGGACAGCCTGCGCGCGATGACGGGGCCGCAGCTCGGCCGGGTGCTGGACGCGCTGCACGCGCGCGGCGCCCCGCGCGTGGCGGGCAAGGGGGCGGGCCGGGCGGAGATCCCGCGCGATCCGCTGGCGTCGAAGATCCGGGCGCTCTGGATCGCGCTCGGCCGCGCCGGCGCGATCGAGGACGCCTCCGAGCGCGCGCTCGACGCCTGGGTGCTGCGCCAGTGCCGCGTCGCCTCGCTGCGCTGGGCGGATGGCGGGCAGAAGGTGCGGATGGTCGAGGCGCTGAAGGCCTGGGCCAGCCGGGTGGGCGCTGACGTCACCTAGCCATGTCCGCGCGCCCCGCCGTTCCCGCAGACCTCCGCCAGCGGCTCTGGCTGCCCGGCCTCCTGCGCGACGTGGCGGATGCCTTCGGCGAGGAGACGGCGCTCAGGCTCGCCCGCGAGCTCGGTGGGCGATATGTCTATTTGCCGAAGGCGGCCGACCGGTCGCATCCGGTCGCGCGCGTCGTCGGGGTAAAGGTGCTGCGCTACCTGATCGAGCGTCACGACGAGCTGGCGCGGATCGTGATCCCCAAGGGTCCCGACCGCGATCGGCGGCTGCGCGCGCGGCTGATCGCCGAGATGACGGCGGCGGGGCGGACGGCCGATCAGATCGCGGCGGCCACGGGGCTGCATGTGCGGACGGTGCACTATTGGCGCGCCCGGCTGGGTGAGGCGGGTCAGGGCCGGCAGGGCGAGCTGTTCCAGGATGGGCGGTATCGCCGCGCGGGATAGGCCCGGCGCGCGGCACGGAGGAGGGGACATGAGGATCGTCATGATCGCGGCGCTGCTGCTGGCGGGGTGCCAGGGGGTTCAGGCGGTCCGCGAGGCCGAGCCGCTCGATGAACGGCGGGTGCAGGCCGACTGGCGCGACATGCTGGCGTGCTTCACGGAGAAGCAGCAGTCCGAAGGGTATCTGCTCCAGCCCGTGATTCGAGAGCGCGAGCAGCGCGCGACGCTGCTGACCTTGATGCCAGGACTCACGCCCATGCCTCTATGGGAGACGACGTTTCAGGGCGAGGCGGGCGATCGGACGCTGCTTCAGCACCGCACGACGCTGTCGTCCATCTGGGGCCATCCCTATGGCCTGGCCTCGTTCAGGGAGTGGGCGGCGGCCTGCGAGGCCGCGGAGCGACGCTCAGCCTCTTAGGGCCGCATCAGGCCACCCTCCCTGGGGCTGAAAATCGTCAGCCTGAGGTGACTGCGACGCGGGGGGCATGGTGCGCGGGACGGCAGGTCTGCGCAAGAGGCATCCCGTGGTGGCGCTCCGGGCGGCAATCGAGAGGTTCGAGGAGGCGCGCGAGATCCGCGCCGCGGCGCTGCGCCAGCTCGCGTTCGTGGCCGGCCGGCTGGCCGATGCCGACGTGGCCGCGGGGCCGCGCGCGCACGTCCCGGCGGGCGGGCTGCTCTCGCCGCGGCTGACCGCGGTGCACTGCGCCGAGCACCGGCTGACCGTGCTGGCGCAGCTCGCGGGCATCGCGCCGCGCGAGGCGCCGTGACCATGGAGTTCGTCCGCGAGTCCCAGGGGCTGATCGCGCTGGCCTTCAATCTGATGCTCGCCCTCGTCGTCTGGGCGTTCCGGACGCAGGTGCGGGCGATGATCGCCGACCGCGCGGCCGCCGCCGACCTGGACGCGCTCTCCAGCCGGGTGACCAAGGTCGATCATCGTCTGATCGCGGTCGAGCACCAGCTCGGCGCGCTGCCGTCACGCGAGCAGCTCAATGCCCTGGCGCTGCGAATAGAGTCGCTGGCCGGCGATGTCCGGACCACCTTGGCACAGCTGAGCGGCACGAACGAGATGCTGCGCGGGCACGCGCGGAAGCTCGACCTGGTCGAGGATTGGCTGCGTACGGAGTCCGCGCGCGGGAGAACGTCGTGAGCTGGGATCAGCACGTGGCGGAGGACCGCCGGCTGGCGCTGCTGCGCTTCCTCGACGCCGCGCCCGGCTACGCGGCGAACGACAGCCTGCTGCACGCGGCGCTGGAGCGGATCGGCCACACGATCGCGCGCGACGTGATCCGGACGGACGCGGCCTGGCTCGCCGAGCAGGGGCTGGTGCGCACCGAGACGGTGCATGGCGTGCTGGTGGTGACCATCACCGGCCGGGGACAGGACGTCGCGCGCGGCCGCGCGGTCGTGCCGGGGGTGAAGCGGCCGCGGGCCGGCGACTGATGCCCCGCCGCTCGACCGTGGCGCGGCTCGATCCCCGCATCCGCGAGGCGGTGGACGCGGCGATCCGCGAGGGCCGCGCGACCGTCGATGACCTGGTGGCGCTGATCGCGGCGCATGGTGGGCAGGCCAGCCGCTCGGCGGTCGGACGCTACCGCAAGGACTTCGAGGACAGCCTGAAGCGATACCGCGAGGCGCAGGAGGTCGCGGGGCGCTGGGTGGCGCAGTTCCAGGCCGACCCGGACGGCGATGTCGGCCGGCTGCTGGCCGAGATGCTGAAGACGCTCGCCTTCACCTCGATGGCGGACCGCGAGAGCGCGGACGCCCGCGACATCCATTTCCTCGCGCGCGCGATCAAGGACCTGGTGGCCGTCGATCAGGTCAAGGCCCGCGTCGAGGCCGAGCTGCGCGCGGCGGCGAAGCAGCGCGCGGACGCGGCCGTTGCGGCGATCGAGGCGGAGGCGGGCGCGCGGCGGATCACGTCGGAGGCGCTCGCGCGCATCCGCGAGCAGGTCTACGGGATCGTGTCGTGAGCGCGTCAGCAGAGTCCCCGGCGCTCGTCCTCTATCCCTACCAGCGGCGCTGGGTGACGGACCGATCCCGCTTCAAGGCGGGCATGTACGCCCGGCAGACCGGCAAGACGTTCACGACCACGCTCGAGATCGTCGACGACTGCATGGCGGCGATCGCGGGCGGCACGCGCGCGCGCTGGGTGATCCTGAGCCGCGGCGAGCGGCAGGCCAAGGAGGCCATGGACGAGGGCGTGAAGCGCCATGCAGCGGCCTATCAGCTCGGCTTCAGCGAGCTCGAATACGAGTGGGTCGGCGCCGAGACGCGCGTGCGCGCGCTGGAGGTCGAGTTCCCCGGCGGCGCGAAGATCACCGCTCTGCCGGCCAACCCGGACACCGCGCGCGGGTTCAGCGCCAACGTGTTCCTCGACGAGTTCGCCTACCACCAGGACAGCCGGGCGATCTGGCGCGCGCTGTTCCCGGTGGTCTCCGCCCCCGGGCTGAAGCTGCGCGTGACCTCGACGCCCAACGGCCGCGCGAACGTGTTCTTCGACATCATGACCGGCGGCGATCCGATCTGGTCGCGCCACGTGGTCGACATCCACCAGGCGGTGGCGGACGGCCTGCCGCGCGACATCGATGCGCTGAAGCGCGCCCTGAACGACCCGGACGCCTGGGCGCAGGAGTACGAGCTCCAGTTCCTGGACGAGGCCTCTGCCTGGCTGACCTACGAGCTGATCGACTCGGTGCACCACGAGCTCGCCGGCGATCCGGCGCTGTATGGCGACGGGCCGTGCTTCGTGGGCGTGGACATCGCCGCGCGGCGCGACCTGTTCGTGATCGTCGTGCTGGAGCGCGTCGGCGACGTGCTCTGGCTGCGCGAGATGGTCGCCGCGCGCGGCCTGCGCTTCGCCGACCAGGCCGCCGAGCTCGACCGGATCCTGGAGACCTACCGCGTCCAGCGCGTCTGCATGGACCAGACGGGCATGGGCGAGATGCCGGTCGAGGACGCGCAGGCGCGGCACGGACGCTGGAAGATCGAGGGCGTGATCTTCACCGCGGCCGTGAAGCAGCGGCTGGCGCAGCTCGGCAAGCAGGCGATGCAGGACCGCACCGTGCGAATCCCGCCCGACGCGCAGCTTCGGCGCGACCTGCACAGCCTGAAGCAGGCGGTCGGGGCGACCGGCGTGCCGCGCTTCGTTACGGATGGCGACACCGACGGCCACGCCGACCGCGCCTGGGCGCTGTTCCTGGCGCTCGCCGCGGCGGAGCGGCCGCCGTCGCCGATCGAGTATCACGCCACCGGCGCGCGCCGTCTCAGCGCGCAGCTCGACGACTATGTGGAGGTCTAGATGTCGTTCAGACACGCGCACACGGTGACCGAGACATCGGACACGACCGACGAGTTCAACGGCCCGGCGGCGCACGTCGCGGACGGCGTCGGGCTGGTGGGCCGCGGCGAACCGGAGTTCGGGCCCTGCGCGCTGATCACGCTGTCTGGGGCATTCGAGATCGTCGAGGGGCAGATCAGGCTGGTGGGCGGCGGCCACAGCCACGCGATCGCCGACGTGGCGAACCTCCCGGCCGTGCTCGACGGCAAGGCGGATGCGGCACACACTCACACGGAAGCCGACATCACGGGCACGATCGCGCCGAGCAAGCTGGCGCAGGCGGGCGCGAGCGCGGGGCAGGTGCTGAAGTGGAACGGCACGGTCTGGGCTCCGGCGGCGGACGAGACCGGCGGCGGAGGAGGTGGCTCTACCGACTGGTCGGCGCTGACGGGCATGCCTGCGGCGATCGACGCGATCGACGGCCTGACACCGGCGGGTGACCGCTTCGCCTACTACACGGGCGCGAACAGCGCGGACTTGGCGATTGTCACCGCTTTCGCGCGCACGCTGCTCGACGATGAGAACGCTGGTGCGGCGCGTGCCACGCTGGGGGCAGCCGCAGCGTCACACACGCATGCGGCGGCTGATATCTCGGACAGCGGCACCACCGGGCGCAGCGTCGTGCAGGCCGCAACCCCGACCTCGGCTCACGATGCGGCGCAGCCGAATGTCGCGGTCACGAGTGACGTTTCCCTGACCGCCGCCGCGCATGGCGGTCGCAGGCTTCACGTCTCTGGCACGCGCACCCTGACCGTGAACAGTGCGACCGGCTTCGCAGCGTTGCAGTCGTGCATCATCTACGCGAACTCCGGAGACGTGACGATCGCGCAGGGCACCGGCGCGACGGTCACGCCGCCTTCCGGCGAGACGCTGGTGATCCGTGATGGGTGCGCGGCCGAACTGCGATGCATCGCGCCTGACACATACCGACTGACCGGCGGCTTGGTGTCGGCCTGAGATGTTCACCGCAGCCGCAGCCTTTGGTAGCCGGGCGCGGCCGGGCGCCCCGCCCAGCAACGCCGTCACGCTCGCCAATTTTGTGCTGGAAGGCACGGGCGTTCCGTCCGGCCATATCGCGACCTTCGGCCACGCCTTCCCGCAGGGCGAGCTTGAGCCGACCGATCCGGTGCTGCTGCGGCGGCAGGACACCAATGAGCCGCTGCGCACACAGATGAACGTGTTGACACAGTGGCCGGACAACAGCGTGAAGACCGCGCTGCTCGCAGCCGAGATGCCGTCCGTTGCGGACACGGCCACGCTCGCGCTGCGGTTTCGTGTCGGAGAAGAACATTCCGACCCTGGTGGTGCGCTCGACCTCGGCACGCTGCTGACCGGCCGGACGGTGGTGGTCAAGACCTGGGCGCCGGGCAACACCACCACGCCGCTGTGGACGTTCAACGCGCACGCGGAGGTCGGCGCGGATCGCTGGCATCAGGGGCCGCTCGCGGTCTCGACGCGCGTCACCACCGCCGTGCCGTCGAGCGCGGTGCAGAACACGTCCGGCAGCACGGGCGTCATCACGTCCGTCCGCCTCATCGTGGACATCACTGCGCACAAGACCGGCTTCATCGAGGCCGATGTGTGCTTCTCGAACGACCGGGTGATGCACTCCGGCGGCGGGATCGCGCGCTTCGGCTACACGATCGAGATCGACGGCGAGGTGCTGTACGACCAGCGGCCGTCCTCCGGGGTGGCGCGCGACCTGTTGCAGTATTCGCAGTGGATCAGGCGTGTCGGCCGGAATGCCGACGGCAGCATCAAGACCGGCCGGGGCCAAGCGCGCGAGGACCTGTTCTGCCTCCGCCCCGACTTCGACTTGTTGGTCCGGTCCAAGGTGCAGCTTAACTATGACCGCAGTCAGGCGGTTTCGAGCGCCATGATCTCGGGGGCGATCACGAATGTGCTTGCGGACGCGGCTGGCAAAGAGGCCGATCCCTATTGGCATTGGGGGCTCGAACGATACGTCGGCATGACGGGTGGGCGACCAGAGATCGGCTACCGCACCGCCGCCTCGGCCCTGTGGCTACGCGACGGCCTCCGGGACGCGCAGATCGTGGCGCAGCGGCAGCTCGAAGCGGCGTCCACGCGGGCGATGTTCTTCTACGACTGGGAACTTGGCCGCTGGCTGAACCCGGTAGACTGGCCGCGGATGAGCCTCTGGACCGGCAACGGCGCTGTGTTCTCGCCGGCCGGCACGCCACGGGAGACCGCGACCGGTCTGCCGGCCGATCAGGTGCCGACGCACAACGCGACCGACCATATCGAGATCGACCACGCCCACCATGGCAGCTTCTACTGGACCGCTGCCCTGCTGTCCGGACGCCGACTCGCCTATGACGGGCTGGCCGCGCGCGCCGCCTGGGTCATCATGGACAACCAGAAAAAGGCGAACAGCACGGTCGGCGCGGACACGCCGAACTGGCGCACGCTCACGCCGGATTACCAGACCGGGCAAGCCTGGGCGAGCCGGCCATGGACGCTGCAAACGCGATCCTGGGCCTGGGACCTGCGCTGTGTGGTCGATTGCGCCGCGATCCTTCCTGACTCCTACGAGGGCTCGCACCGCATCGTCTACACGCGGCACGTCGAGGCACTCATCGGCAGCTACAAGGATGCGCTGCCGGCGATGTTCTCGGCCGGGCTCGATGTGGACTTCTTCGGCCTGCCCGTCATCCACGCGGACGGCCCGCACACGCCCATGTACATGGGCTGCTTCGTCTTTTTCGGCCTGCTCACGGCCCTGCGCCTTGGCCTTGGCGGGCCGCACATGCAGGAAATCGCGGAACGCATGCTCAAGTTCCGCGCCGATGCCACGCTGACGCCGGGTTCTTCCACGTTCAACTACCGTGCGTCCATGACCGGCGAGCGGTATCACATGCGCAACTCGTCCAATGTCTGGGCGCAGGACTGGGACGATGTGTGGACGTTCTCGATCAACGCCCCGTCGGAGCCTCTGTACAATCCGCCGGCCGACTGGTCGTCGAGCCAGGGTAGTGGCGACTACCACCGCAACACGCTGATGGCCCTGTCCCTTGGACTGCTGTCGGATATCGAGTTGCCGGTGACACTGCGCGCGGCCTTGGCGGACGCGCTTGTGCTGCTGCGGTCGGAGCGGGCCAGTGCGGCCACGCATCCGCATCCCCGCATTGCGCCGGACGACTTCTACGGCGCGTTCTTCATGACCAACACCGCCGCGCCGACGGGTGTGACGTGGCAGTGGAACAGCGCGCCGGTCGTGGTGCCGGGGCAGAGCTTCGAGGTGGCGGGAGATGCCGCCCCGGGCGCGCTCGTCGGCGTGGTGCGGTTCACCGGGCCGGTGCCGCGCAACAGCGGTCCCGGGCGCACGCCGGGGCAGATCGCCTGGGAGATCACGAACCAGCCGGAGGGCAACCCGTTCACCATCAGCATGGGCGGCGCGCTGCGGTTGGTCGGAAACCCGCCGCCCGCCGGGACGAGCACCATCACCGTGCGGGCGCGCACCTATGAGGGCGGCGCCATCGCGGCGGGCGATCCCTCCGGCACGCTGCATCTCGGGGCGGAGCAGACGGTGAGCGTGACGGTCACGGCGGTGGCGGCTGAGATCGTCTCGACAGCCCCCTCGCTGACGCCGCAGGTGGCGAACACGGCCGAGGTGGGCACGGTGATCGCGACCGTTACTGCGCGCGGTAATGCGCCGATCACGCCGAGCATCCAGAGCGGCAACACCACGCTGTTCGAGTTCGTGGCCGGCACCGGCCAGACCTTCGAGTTGCGGGTGAAGGCCGCGCTCTCCGGCACCGGCACCTATCCGCTGACGCTGCGCGTGGCGAACGCGCATGGCCAGGATGAGGTCAGCGTGAACGTGGAGGTCACGAATGCGGCCGACGCGCCCGTGATCGGCGCGTCGCAGGTCTTCGAGATGGCCGAGACGCTGAGCATCGGCACGGCGGCCGATCCGCCGACGATTGCCTATACCGGCGATCCGCCGAACTCGGCGACGTTCACCGCCGGCAACACGGGCAACCGGCTGGCGCTGACCATCAACGGCGCCGACGTGGAACTGACCAACGCGGCGGCGATCAAGCGGTTCGAGGTGACGCAGCTCACGCCGACGGTTCGGCTGGCGAATGTCGGCGGCGAGGACAGCAAGACCATCACGGTGAACATCATCCAGCCCTGGGTGCTGCGCTCCGCCGCGCCGAGCGCGCACTATGTCGGGGTCTGGTCCATCGCGCGCCGCCTCGTGAGCAACTACACGGGGCCGCTGATCCGCATCCGCCGCGCCAACGACAACGCCGAGCAGGATATCGGCTTCACCGCGAGCGGCGGGCATGACGTGCTCGACGAGAGCGCGGTGACCAGCTTCGTTGGTGCGAACAACTGGTTCATCGTGACGGTCTATGACCAGTCGATCAACGGCTTCCACATGACGCAGGCGACGGCGGGCAGCCAGCCGCAGGGCGGCACGTCGGGCGGGTTCCTGCGGGTCGGCACGAATGATCGGGTCGGTGCCGACTTCACCAGCAACAAGGTTCTCGATACCGGCACGCAGGACCTGTCGCAGATCGCGGGCCGGTTCTTCCTCGCCGGGGCGTGCCGGACCGGGACCGGCCTCAGCGGCGTGAACTGCAACCTGTTGATCTCTCACACGGGCGATGCCGCCCTGATCGTCAGTTCCGGCGCTGCGCGGCTGCGCCTTGGCAACGGCTGGGTCACGCACAGTCAGGCGGCCGGCGAGAACGCCAATCTCGTGATGATCGGCCGCTGGCAGACCGGCGCAGGGACGAACCGGAACCGGATCACCTGGAACAACCAGACGGTGGAGTCGAACTCCAACGGCAACGAACTCTTCTCCGGGGCGAGCCAGGGGTTCCGGATGGGCACCAACGGAACCGCGCAGTTCCGGGGCCGCATCGCCGAGGCGATCCTCGGCCGGGATGTCGATATGGGCGACCACGAGGCGGCGGTGCTGGCGAACCTGCGGGACTTCTATGGAGTGTGAGACATGCGGCGATCCGCCCTGCTCTTTCTCTTGGCTCTTGCAGGTTGCGCGGAGACGCTCGGCTATGCGGTGGAGGTGTTGGAGGGACAGGCTGCCCGCGCGCACCCGTGCGTGCGCCTGACTGAGATGCCGCCGGTCGATCCGCGCGCGTTCGCCGCGCTCGACGCCGAGTGTATGGCGGCGGTGGCGGAGGCGCGCGCCCAGGCGCTGCGGAGGCGCTGATGAGCTGGTTCCGCTCAGGCTGGTTCCGCTCGGGCTGGTTCCGGACGGCCGACACGCCCCCACCGCCGTCGATCGCCGCACCGCCCCCGGCGCGGATCGTGCGCGCACGGCACTCGACCGCGTGGCCGCAGCGACGGCTGCGCTGGCCGGCCAAGCGGCCGGACGAGACGCTCGGCTACGGCATCGACTGGTCCGCGCTGCTCCAGCCCGGCGACAGCGTGGCCTCTGTGTCGTTCGTGGTGCCGTCGGAGCTCGCCGGGCTCTCGGCCGGCCGGATCGGCGCGCTCGGCGTCGTCGTGCTCGCCGGCGGCACGGCGGGCCAGCGCCAGGCCGTGCTGTGCCGCGCCACGACCGCGGCGGGGCACCTGCTGGAGCGCGCCGTGCTGATCGACGTGCTGGACCTGTAGGAGGCGGCCATGGCGCGCGCACCGGCGGAGCTGAAGAACGAGATCGCCACGATCCAGAACGACCCGAATCGCTGGCAGTTCGGCGACCGGATCGCCGCCGACGATTCGACGCTGGAGAGTCGCGGCCAGGGCAAGGGGCTGCGGCTGTACGACGAGCTGGCGCGCGACGGCCAGGTCGGCGCGGTGCTCGCCAAGCGCCGCGCGGCGCTGATCGCGCGGCCCTGGGAGGTCGAGCCGGCGGACGACACGCCGGCGGCCGCGCGCGCGGCCGAGCTGGTGACCGCGCAGCTCAAGGCGCTCGGCATGGAGGGGCTGGTCGAGGAGCTGCTCGGCGCGCTGCTGAAGGGGGTCGGCATCGTCGAGATCCTCTGGGACGCGACGGCCGAGGGGATCGCGCCGATCGCGGCTAAGGGCCGCGACCCGCGCCGCTTCGCCTTCGTCGCGGCGACCGACGCGGCGGGGCGGATCGACCACGTGCTGCGGCTGCTGACGCGCGCGCAGCCGCTCGACGGCGAGCCCGTGCCGGAGCGCAAATTCGTGGTGCACCGCTTCGGCCGGCGCTACGACAACCCGTGGGGGCTTGGGCTCGGCCACCAGCTGTTCTGGCCGGTGTTCTTCAAGCGCAAGGGCGTGGGGTTCTGGCTCGGCGCGCTCGAGAAGTTCGGCCAGCCCACCGGGCTCGGCCGCTATCCCGCGGGCACGCCGGAGGCCGAGCAGAAGAAGCTGCTCGCCGCGCTGCAGGCGATCGCGACCGATGCGGGCGTGGCGATCCCCGAGGGCATGACGATCGAGCTGCTTGAGGCGAAGCGCAGCGGCACCTTCGAGAGCTACCGCGACCTGGCGCAGTACATGGACGCGGAGATCTCCAAGATCGTGCTGGGGGAGACGCTGACCACGGCGGTCGGCGAGTCCGGCAGCCGCGCGCTCGGCGACGTCCACAACGAGGTGCGCCTGGAGCTGACGCGCGCGGACGCGGACCAGCTCTCGCGCACGCTGAACGCCACGCTGGTGCGCTGGATCGTCGAGCTCAACCTTCCGTCCGCGCCGCCGCCCAGGCTGTGGTGGGACGTCTCGGAGCCCGAGGATCTCGCGGCACTCGCCGCGCGCGATGAGGCGCTGGTGCGGATCGGCTACCGCCCGACGGCGGAGCGGGTGACCGACGTCTACGGCGAGGGGTATGAGGCGATCGCAGCGCCCTCACCCCAGCCCTCTCCCGCCCGCGCGGGAGAGGGGGTCATGCGGCTGTTCCGCGAGGCCGCGCCAGCCCCGCCGCGCGACGCCGCCGATGTGCTGACCGACCAGCTCGGCGCGCTGCTCGCCGAGGGGGACGATCCGCTGCTGCGCGCGCTCACCGCGCTGGTCGAGCGGGCCGCCTCGCTGGAGGAGGTGCGCGACGGCCTGGTCGCGCTGCTGCCGGAGGTCTCCGACGCGCGGCTCGCCGAGCTGATGGCGCAGGCGCTGATCGTCGCGAATCTCCAGGGGCGGGCGGACCTCGCCGATGGCGTCTGAGCCGGAGCGCGCGCCGGTCCGGTTCGACGAGGCGATCCGGGTGCTGCGCGGCAAGGTCAACGTCCCGACCGACACGTGGCGCGACCTCGACGCGGCCGCGCACACCACCGGCTTCGCGGTCGCCGGCGTGCGCGACCTCGCCGCGCTCCAGTCGATCCGAGTGGCCGTGGACAAGGCGCTGGCCGAGGGCACGACGCTCGCCGAGTTCCGCCGCGACCTCCGCGGCATCATCGAGCGCACCGGGATCACGCTGCGCGGCCGGTTCGGCTGGCGCTCGCGCGTGATCTTCGAGACGAACCTGCGCACCAGCTACGCGGCCGGGCGCTGGGCGCAGATCCAGCGGCTGAAGGCCGTCCGGCCATACCTGCGCTACACGGCGGTGCTGGACAACCGCACCCGGCCGCAGCACCGCGCCTGGCACGGCACGATCCTGCCCGTGGACCATGAGTTCTGGCGCACGCACTACCCGCCCAACGGCTGGGGCTGCCGCTGCACGGTGGTCAGCCTGAGCGCGGCCGACCTGGAACGGCGCGGCTGGGCGGTGACCGATCCGCCGCCGAGCGCGGGGCGGCTGCCGCGCTCGGTGCGCACGGCCGACGGCAACCGGATCGTCGAGCTGCCGCCCGGCATCGACGAGGGCTGGGACCACAATGTCGGCGAGGCGGAGCTGCGCGCGCGCGGCGCGGCGACGCTGCCGGGCTGGGACGCGCCGCTGACGCCGCGGCAGATCGCGCCGCCGCCCGAACTGCCGCCGCTGTCGCTCTTGGCCGCGGCGACCCCGGCCTTCGAGCAGGCGCGCCAGGCCGCGCGCCACGCGGCCGAGGCGCTGCTGCGCGCCGATGCCGATCTCGGCGCGGCGGCGGCGGCGCTGCTGCCGCCGGCGGTGCGCGCGGCCGCCGAGGCCGAGTTCGCCGCGTGGGCCGCGACCGTGCTCGCGGCCGGCCGCGCCGCCGGGACGGCGCGCGTGATCGGCGCGCTCACCCAGGCCGAGGTCGCGGCGCTGCGGGAAGCCGGGCGGGAACCCGCCGCGGCGGCGATCACGCTCACCGAGGACCGGCTGCTGCACCTGCACCGCGACGTGGCGGTGGCGCGCGGGGCGCCGCTGCCGGCCGCCGACCTGCTGCGGCTGCCGGCGCTGATCGGGGCGCGCGAGGCGCTGCTGCTGGACCTGCTGACGGGCGCGCTGCTGCACGTGCTGGTGCCGCTCGACGCCGAGGAGCGGCGGCGGCGGCGGATCGTGCTGCGCGCCGACGCGGCGGGGCGGGGCGCCGGCGTCGTCACCGCCGAGGCGGTCGAGCTCGCCGCGCTCGCCGACGCCTCCCGCTACCGGGTGATCTCGGGGGGCGTCTGACACCCCGATTAAGAGCGATTAAAGGGCACTAAGAGCGGGGTCTGAGCCGCGGGGGGTGTCTCGGGTGCGGCGCGCCGCACACCCCGCTCTACGGGCTTCCCAGGGCCTCGCCGGCGAGCAGCCGCCCGACCGCCTCGGCGGCCTCCGCGAGCAGAGGCTGAAGATCGGCGGGCGGCGGGTCGATCCAGACGATCTGGCAGAGCACAAGCGCGCCACCGAGCGAGAGCGTGAGCCCGGCGAGCGTGTCGGCGCCGCGCAGCGTGTCGGGGTCGTCCTCGTCCACCAGGCGCGCAGCGAAGCGCGGCGCGCGCAGGTGGATCAGCCAGGCGCCGCCGCTGCGGTCGCCGTCGCCGAGCACCCAGCGGTCGCCACCGGTCAGCAGCGCGCCGAGCTGCTGCGCGACGCCGGGCGGCACCGCGCGGTCGCCGGCGAGCATCTGGCGCAGGCCGCGCGGGTTGACGCCGAGCAGCGCCGCGCCGCGCGCGAGCCACCCCTGGCCGGGACAGAGCTCGCGCAGCGCGCCGGCGAGGGCGTCGGGGGTCACTGCTGTCGCTCCTGTCGCTCGCGCCGCAAGAGCCGTTGACCGATCTCCATTTCGAGCTGGGCCGCGCGGCGTCGACTGAGCCGCGAACCGTCCCAGTTGCGGCCCGGCGCGGCGTGCACGATCTCGCACCAGGCCCCGGGGATCGCCTCCTCGCGTCGCGCGATCCAGCGGTCGATCCATGTCTGGTCGCGGCCGTCGATGCAGACGGCCTCGCCGCCAAGCCGATCGTGGCACACGAGCCAAGTGAACGCGCGCGGGCTCATCGTGCGTCCTCCACGCGGCGGCGGATCAGCGCGCGCGCGCGCTCGACAACGGTGTCCAGGTCGCCGGGCGCATCGACGCCCACGTGCGCACTGTCGTGGAAGCGCAGCACTGCCACGTCGAGATCCCGCTCATATCGGGCCTCGTGATCGCTGAACCGAACCTTGATGGTCTCGGTGTCCTCGACCGCGATCATCGAACCGTCGATGCACTCGACCTCGCTCTGGCCGACCACGAAGCGGACGGTGACGTAGCGGCTGCCGCTCTCGTGCGCGCCTCCCGCCGCTATCTCGTAGCCCAGGCTGAGCATCCGCGCGGCGAAGATCTCGGCGGCCGCATCGATGGTGAAACGTGCGCTCGTCATCGTCAGGTCCTCCTTGACCTCGTCGATCCGGGCCCCATGCCCGCGATCCGTTTATGAAGCGTAGCCGACCCGCGCGCTGGCGCCAAGCGAAACCGGGACGTCGGGGCTGAAATGCGTCAGCCTGAGCCCGCCGGCGCGGCATCCCTAGGGTGCCTCCGATGGCACCCGCGCGCAACACCGATCCTGACGCGACCGGCCGGCCGGCACCGATCGAGGTGTTCCGGGCCGGCACGCATGTCGACGCCTCGGGCCGCCGCGTGACGATCACCGAGGCGGACCTCGCGGCGATCGCCGCGAGCTACGACCCCGGACTGCACGAGGCGCCGATCGTGGTCGGCCACCCCGCCGACGACGCCCCGGCCTATGGCTGGATCGAGCGCCTGCAGGCGGATGGCGGCACGCTGCGCGCGGTGCCGCGGCAGGTCGAGCCGCGGTTCGCCGAGCTGGTGCGCGAGGGCCGGTTCAAGAAGGTCTCGATCGCGCTCTACGGCCCCGAGGCGCCGGGCAACCCGGCGAAGGGCGGCTGGTACCTGCGCCACGTTGGCTTCCTGGGCGCGCAGCCGCCGGCCGTGAAGGGCCTGGCGCCGGTCCGGTTCGCGGGCGGCGACGAGGGCGTGGTCGAGTTCGCCGAGAGCTGGTCGCTGTCGCTCGCGGCGCGGCTGTTCCGCGGCCTGCGCGAGCTGATCCTGACGCAGTTCGGCGCCGAGGCGGCCGACCGCGCGCTGCCCGCCGCCGAGATCGACGCGATCGCCGAGACGCCGGCGCCCGCGGCCGCCGCGTTCAGCGAGTCCCCCTCACCCCAGCCCTCGCCCGCCGCCGCGGCCGAGGACGAAACGAAGAAGGAGACGGCGATGCCGGACCCCGATCGCTCGGCGGAGTTCGCCGAGCGCGAGCAGGCGCTCGCGGCCCGCGAGGCCGAGGCCGCCGCGCGCGAGCAGCGGCTCGCCGCCGCCGAGCGCGCGCGGCGCGAGGCCGAGGACGCTCAGTTCGTCGAGGGGCTGGTGCGCGAGGCGCGCCTGCCGGTCGAGCTGAAGCCGCTGGCGGCGTCGCTGCTGAGCCAGCTCGACGCGACCGCGACGGTCGAGTTCGCCGAGGCCGGCAGCGTGACGCCGCGCGACGCGCTGCGCGCGCTGCTCGGCAGGCTGCCGCAGCGCGTGAGCTTCGCCGAGCACGCCGGCGCGGACGGGGTGCGGGCGGCTGACCCGGCCGACCGGCGCTCGATCGAGGCCGCCGCCGACGCGCTGGTGAAGAAGCGCGCCGATGCCGGGCAGACCATCACCTTCCGCGAGGCGGTACGCCTCGTCACCGGAGAGAGGGACGCATGAGCCAGACGCCCATCCTGATCAGGAACTTCGTTGCCGGCTCCGGCGGCGTCGCTGAGCGGCAGATCGTCAGGCTGGGCGCGGCTGACGGCGAGGTGGTCGCCACGACCGCGGTCACCGACACGCCGATCGGCGTGTCGGTGCAGCCCGGCACCGCCGCGCAGGGCCACCGCGTCGACGTGGCGATCGCCGGCGTCGTCGAGGTGACCGCCGGCGGGTCGATCAGCCGCGGCGACTATCTCACCACCAACGGCTCGGGCCTTGCGGTCGCCGCCGCCCCGGCGTCCGGCGTCAACAACGGCATCGTCGGGATCGCGCTGATGAGCGCGGCGCCGGGCGACATCATCCCGGCCCTGCTCGCGCAGGGCCGGATCCAGGGCTGACAGGAGCACCGGACCAATGGCCAACGCGCCCTTCCCCATCCAGCCCGCGCTGACCGCGATCGCGATCCGGTACCGCAACGCGGAGATGATCGCCGATCAGGTGCTGCCGCGCGTCCCGGTGGCCACGCAGGAGTTCAAGTACTTCAAGCACGCGCTCGCCGAGGGATTCACGCTGCCCGACACCAAGGTCGGGCGGCGGTCGAAGCCGAACGAGGTGGAGTTCACCGCCACCGAGACGCCGGGCATGTGCTCCGACTACGCCCTCGACGACCCGATCCCGCAGGCCGACCTCGATCAGGCGCCGGCGAACATGGACCCGCGCGGCCGCGCGGTGGAGGGCCTCGCCGACCTGATCGCGCTCGACCGCGAGAAGCGCGTCGCCGACCTGGTGTTCGCGCTCGGCACCTACCCGACAACCAACCGCACGACGCTCTCTGGCACATCGCAGTGGTCGCACGCGGACGCCAACCCGATCGACGCGATCCTGGCAGCCAACGACCTGCTGGTGATGCGCGCGAACGTGCTGGTGGTCGGCCAGGCGGTGTGGACGAAGCTGAGGCAGCACCCGAAGGTGGTTCAGGCAGTGTACGGAACAGCCCAGAACGCCGGCGTGGTGAACCGCCAGCAGGTGGCCGAGCTTCTGGAACTCCAGGAGATCCTCGTGGGGCCGGGCTGGCTCAACACGGCCAAGAAGGGACAGACGCCGACGCTGGCGCGCGTCTGGGGCAAGCATGCCGCGCTGATTCACCGCGACGGCATGGCCGACACGCGCGGCAACCGCACGACCTTCGGCTTCACGGCGCAGTGGGGCGAGCGGGTCGCCGGCGCGATCCCGGACCCTCATATCGGCATGCGCGGCGGCGAGCGGATCCGCGTCGGCGAGAGCGTCGCCGAGGTGATCGCCGCCCCGGATTTGGGCTACTTCTTCCAGAACGCGGTCGCCTGACCGTGATGCGCCTGCGCGCCGTCAGCCCGATCGACCACGACCGCGTCGTGCACGGCGTGGGATCGGAGTTCGAGCTGCCGCCGCACTTCGCCCTGCAGCTGCTCGCGAGCGGCGCGGCGGTCGCGGCGGATGGCGCTATGAGCATGCCCGGCGGCGCGCCGGACGATCCTGATGCCCCCCCCGCGGAGAGCGATGGACGGGCGGAGGGTAACGCCGCGCCCGCCCGGCGCCGCCGGCGCTGACGGGGATCATGGCCTACGCCACGCTCCAGGACCTGGAGACCCGGTTCGGCGCCGACGAGCTGATCGAGCGCACCGACCGCGAGGGCGGCGCGACCATCGACGCCGCGGTGGCGCAGCGCCATCTCGACGACGCCTCGGCCGAGATCGACGGCTATCTCGGCGCGCGCTACGCCGTGCCGGTCGATCCCGTCCTGCCGGTGCTGGTCGGGCTCTGCTGCGACATCGCGCGCTACCGCCTGCACCAGCCGGTGGCCGCCGAGGGCGTGCGCCAGGCCTACCAGGACGCGCTGCGCTTCCTGCGCGACATCGCTGACGGCCGCGCGGTGCTGGCCGGCGCGCTGCCGCCGACCGCGTCGGTGCATGGCGGCCCGGTGCGGGTCGCGGCACCCGAGCGCGAGCTCGGCCGCGACCAGCTCAGGGACTACACCGGCTGATGGTCGCGCGCGTCCGCCTCACTGCCCGCGACCGCGTCGCCGTGCAGGCGCTGCGCGACGCGGCCGGGCAGGTCGACGACCTGACGGAGCTGATGGACCGGATCGGCGCCGCGCTGGTGGCCAGCACGCAGCTCAGGTTCGAGGACCAGCGCTCGCCCGCCGGGGTGCCCTGGCAGCGCTCGCGCCGCGCCGCCTCGGTCGGCGGCCAGACGCTGGTGGACAGCGGCCGGCTGCGCGCCTCGATCACGCATCGGCCCGGCCCGAACGCCGTCGAGGTCGGCACGAATGTCGGCTACGCCGGCACGCACCAGTTCGGCGCGGGCATCGCCGCGAAGACCCCGAAGGGACTGCGGTTCAGGATCGGCAACGCCTGGGTGACCAAGCGCGCGGTGACGATCCCGGCCCGGCCGTTCCTCGGCCTCGACGCGGCCGACCGCGAGCACATCCCGGCGATCGCGGCGCACTGGCTGCGCGAGCGGCTGGGCGACGGGGCGGCGGCATGATCGAGGCGATCCGCGAGCGGCTGGCGGCCATGGACCCGCCGCTCCTCCGCACCATCGACACCGCGGCCGAGTACGCCGCGCTGGAGGCGCCGCCGCCGGCCGCGCGCTGCCCGGCGGCCTATGTCATCGAGCTCGCCGACGAGGCGACGGCGAACGCGCTGGCGACCGGCGGCACGCGCCAGCGCCTGACCGAGCGGCTCGGCATCGTCCTGGTGGTCGCGAGCCTGCGCGACGGCCGCGGGGCTGCGGCCTCCGCCGCGCTGCGCACGGTGCGCCAGGCGGTGCGCGCGCAGCTGATCGGCTGGCCGCCCGGACCGGACCACGACCCGCTGGGCTACGTCTCCGGCGCGCTGGTCGGCGCCGAGCGCGGCTACGTGGTCTGGCAGGACGTCTACGTCACCCGCAGCACGCTGAGAGGTCCTTCATGACCGACGGTCCGCGCCCCGATCGTCCGCGCCTGGGCGGCGCCTACGAGATCGCGCCCGACGGTGCGCTGCGGCGCGTGGGCGGCACGGTGGAGCCGCCGATGCCGGGGCCGGCCGAGGCCGACGGCGCGCCGATCGGCCGCGGCGTGCCCCCGGCGCTGCCGGAGCTCGGGCCGAACGCGCCCATCCCAGACCCGCCGGCGCCGCCAGCCGGCCCGTCCCCCGCGCGGAGGCGCTGAGCCATGGCCCTCACCCGCAAGGTCGCGCTGCTCGCCAAGCTCGAGACCACCTATGGCCAGGACGCCGTGCCCACCGGCGCGGCCAACGCCGTTCTGCTGCAGGAGGCCGAGGTCACCCCGATGGAGGCCGAGCGGATCGAGCGGCCGCTGATCCGCCCGTATCTCGGCGCGCGGCCCTTCGTGCTGGCCGGCAAGCGCATGCAGGTGCGCGCCTCGATCGACATGGCCGGGGCGGGCTCGGCCGGCGCGGTGCCGGCGTTCGGGCCGCTGCTGCGCGGCTGCGGCCTCGCGCAGACCGTGCAGGCGGGGGTGCGCGTGGACTACACGCCCGTCTCCGAGGGCTTCGAGAGCCTCACCCTGGTCTACAACCTCGACGGCACGCGCCACCGGGGCCTCGGCGCCCGCGGCACGGTCTCGGCCGAGCTCGCCGCGAACGCCTTCCCGCGGCTGACCGTCGAGTACACGGCCTTCTTCACGACGGTCGCCGCCGAGGCGCTGCCGACCGTGGACCTCGCCGCGTGGCGCGACCCCCGCCCCGTCGGTTTCGTCGACACCCCGGTGTTCACCGTGAACGGCGTGTCGGTGCCGCTGGAGCGGTTCACGCTCACGCTCGGCAACCAGGTGGCCTGGCGCGACCTGGTGGGCAGCCGCAGCGTGCAGATCACCGGCCGCACGCCCGCCGCCACCGCGCGCATCGAGGCGCCGGCGCTCGCCACGCTCGACCTGTTCGCGGTGGCCGACGCGCAGACGCCGGTGCCGGTGGTGATCCAGCAGGGCACGTCGGCGGGCGGGATCGTCGAGCTGCGCCTCGACCGCTGCCAGGTGCTGAACCCGCGCTACGGCGACAGCGACGGCATCGCCATGCTGGAGCTCGACCTGGTGCCGCTGCCGGACGCGGGCGACGACGAGCTGACCATCCGCGTGCGCTGAGGAGGGATCGATGTTCGTGCTGGCCGAGGACTACGCCTTCGACTGGCCGGTGACCGTGCGGCTGCCGGCTGGGGGCGCGCACACGGAACACCGCTTCACCGCGCGGTTCCGGCTGCTGCCGCCGCGCCGCGCCGCCGAGTTCGGCGGCGACGCGCGGGCGCTGATCGAGGCCGCGCTGGTCGGCTGGCAGGGCATCGCCACCGAGGGCGGCGGGGTGCTGCAGGTGACCGCGGCCGCCAAGGCGGCGCTGCTGGACCACCCCTTCGTGCTGGTCGGCCTGGCCGAGGCCTACGCCGATGCGCTGTCCGGCAAGGCCGCGGCAAAAAACTGAGGGACGTCGCGCGGCGCTGGGCCGACCCGCGCGGTGGCACGGACACGGCCGGGCTGGCGGCGCTGGGGGCGGCGCCGGCGACGCTGGCGGAGGCGGCTGCCCGCACGCCGCCGCCCCTGCCCGTGGCGGCGCAGAACTGGCCGGCCGTGAGGGTGTTCCTGGCCGCCGACACGCAGTGGCGCACCGCCGGGATGGGCGGCCAGCCGATCGGGCTGGACTACGTGGCGCTGCACCTGGCGGCGCGGGCGCTGGGGGTGCGCTGGCACGCCCGGCTGCTGGCGCGGCTGCGCGTGCTCGAGGCCGAGGCGCTGGCGGCGATGGCGGAGCGGCGGGAGCGCGCGCGTGAGTGACCTGACCGTCCGCCTGGTGCTGACCGCCGACGGGCGGCCGCTGCGCACCGAGATCGTCGGCGCCAGCCGGCAGGTCGAGCAGTTCACGCGCGAGATGGAGCGCAACGGCGTGCGCGTCGAGCGCGCCTCGGTGCAGGCCGAGGCGGCGGTGCGGCGGATCGGCGCGGGCGCGCAGGCGGCGGCGGCGCAGGCGGCCCCGCCGCTCGACCTGGTGGCGGCGCGGCTGCGCGCGGTGGCGACCGCCGGCACCCAGGTGCTGACCACGGTCGGCGGGCTGCCGGGCAGCCTGGGCAGCGTGGCGAACGCCGGCGGGCGGATGGCGGCGGCGCTGACCGGCGGCTTCGCCGGGCTGGCGGTGCAGCTCGGCGTGATCGCGGCGCAGATGCTGCTGTTCGGGGGCCGCACGGAGGGGGCGGCCGCGGCGAACGAGCAGCTCGCCGAGGCGCTGGAATACGCCGAGCGGCGGATGATCACCGCCGAGGCGGCGGCCCGGCGCGCGGCCGAGGCGAAGCGCCAGGAGGCCGAGGAGACGCTGCGCAACGCCCGCGCCATCCAGGAGGAGACGCTGGCGGCGCTGCGCCAGGACCTGGAGTTCGCGCGGATCGGGCGGATCACGGCGGAGGACCTGGCCAGCCGGCCGGCGCGGCGCGGCACGCTGCGCCAGAGCGTGGCGCGCAGCGCGGCCGAGGCGCGAGCCGAGGATCTGCGGGCGATCGAAGGCTCGATCGCCGAGGCCGAGGCGGCGCTGGCGCGGATCGACCGCGCGATCGAGGCGGTGCTGAGCCCGTCGGCCGACGAGGTGGCGCAGCGCGGCGGCGCGGCCGCGGCGGCGCGGGCCGAGCGCGCGCTCGACCCCTTCGCGCGGCTGAAGGAGGAGGCGCGGCGGCTGGAGGCCGAGCTGCGCACGCCGCTGGAGCGCTACCTCGACACCGTGCGGCGGCTCGAGGAGCTGGCGCGCGGCGGCTTCATCGGCCAGGAGACCTTCGCGCGCGGGATCGCGCGCGCCCGCGAGGAGCTGGAGCGCGCCCAGGCGGCCGCCGACGGCACGGCGCAGGGGCTGGGCGGCATGGAGGCGGCCTTCGACCGCCTGGCCGACTCCGTGCAGGGCTTCGGCCGCGACGCGGCGCGGGCGATGGCCGAGGCGCTGGTGGGGCTGCGGGCGCTGGACGGCGGGGTCGTCGGCCTGATCCAGCGCCTCGCCTCGGGCGTGATCGAGAAGCTGATCCACGAGCAGATCACCGGGCCGCTGACCCAGGCGGCGGCCGTGCTGCTGCGCACCGGCCTGGCGTCGCTGTTCCGGCCGTCGCTCGGCCCCGTGACGGCGATCGACGCCGGCATCCCGGTGAGCGCGTTCCCGTTCCACACCGGCGGCATTGTCGGACGCGAGGGCGGCGCCGCGCGGGCCGTGCCGGTCGCCCTGTTCGCCGACGCGCCGCGGCTGCACCGGGGCGGCTTCGTCGGCGCGGGCGAGGTGCCGGCCATCCTGAAGGCCGGCGAGGGCGTGTTCACGCCCGAGCAGATGAAGGCGATGGGCGGCACGGTGGTGCAGATCATCGACCAGCGCGGCGCCGGCGCGCCGCCGGTCGAGACGCGCGAGACGCGCGGGCCCGACGGCCGGCGGCTGGTGCAGGTGCTGGTGCGGGCCGAGGTGGCGGCGATGGTGGCCGACGGGTCGCTCGACCGGCTGATGGGCGCGGGCTACGGCATCCAGCGGGTGGGGGTGCGCTGATGGCGCTGGCCTGGCCCGCGACCCTGCCGCCGCTCGCCGAGCTGGACGGCTACACCGAGACCCCGCCCGACCTGGCGCTGCGCTCGGCGATGGACGCCGGGCCGGCGAAGACGCGGCCGCGCTACTCGACCGGGCCGACCCGGCTGAGCGGCCGGCTGCTGCTGACCGCGGCGCAGGCCGAGGCGCTGCGGAGCTTCTTCGTCACCGCCACCAAAGGCGGAGTGCTGGCCTTCGAGGCGCCGCAGCCGCGCACGCAGGCTGCGGCGCGGTTCCGCTTCCTGCGCGCGCCCGAGCTCTCCCACCTCGCCGAGGGGGGCGGGCTGTGGCGGGCGAGCCTGGAGCTGGAGCAGGTCTGACCCATGGCGCGCGCGCTCACCCTCGCCGCCCGCCAGAGCCTGACGGCGGCGGAGACCGACGAGGTCTGGCTGATCCTGCTGACGATCGCGGCCGAGGGGCTGAGCGAGCCCATCCGGGTGGTGAACGACCGCGCCGACCTGTTCAGCCGCGGGCAGCGCCACGTGGCCTACCCGTTCGAGATCGACCTGCCGGGCGATGACGGCGAGACGGTGGCGCGCGTGACCTTGCGCATCGACAACGTCGACCGCCGGATCGTCGAGGCGATCCGCACCGCCACCGGGGTGCCGACCTTGACCCTGGAGGTGGTGCGGCGGAGCGCGCCGGACGTGGTGGAGGCGGGGCCCTTCACCATGACCATCGCCGAGGCGCGGGCGGATGCGCTGACGGTGGAGGCCGAGTGCGTGTTCGAGGACGTGCTGGGCCAGGCGTTCCCCGGCGGCCAGTACACCCCGGCCGACTACCCCGGGTTGTTCTGATGGTGCGCTTGCGCCGACCGCCGCCCTGGACGGCCGAGTACGTGGGCATCCGATTCGCCCCGGGCGGCGCGTCGCCCGCGGGCTGCGACTGCTGGGGCCTGGTGCGCCTCGTCTACCGCCGCCGCTGGCGCATCGTGCTGCCTGGCTTCGAGCACGGGCTCGACCCCGAGGACCGCGGCGCGGTCGCGGCCGCCTTCGCCCACGCCCCGGCGCGCGGCTGGCGGCGCATCGACCCCAGCTCGGCGCGCGAGGGCGACGTCGCCCTGCTGCGCGTGGGCGGCGCGGCGTGCCATGTGGGGCTGATCGTCGGCTGGCCGTGGCTATTGCACGTCGAGGCCGGCATCGACGCCGCGCTCGATCGCCTCGACGGGGTGCGCTGGGCCCGCCGGCTGGACGGCGTCTGGCGCCACGAGGCGCTGCTGCCGTGAGCGCGTGTCGCACCGAATGCGGGCCGGCGGCCGGCCCGACCATCCGCACCCTGCACCTGCCGCACCCCTTCGCCGAGTCGCGCATCGAGGGCCGGGCCGAGGCGGGGGCGAGCCTCGCCGACATCGTGCGCGCCCTGTTCCCGGACCGCGCGATCCACCCCGTCCTGCGCGTGTGGGTGGCGGATGCCGACCTCGCGCGCGAGCCCGTGCCCGTGCCGGCCGAGGCCTGGGCCCGCGTGCGGCCGAAGCCCGGCGCGGCGGTGCTGATCCGCCCCGTGCCGATGGGCGGCGGCGGCGGCGGCAAGAACCCGCTGCGCATCGTGCTGTCGATCGCGATCGTCGCGGCGTCCTTCTTCCTCGGGCCGCAGCTTGGCTTGGCTCTCGGGCTGCCGACGGCGAGCACGCTCGGCGGGCTGCTCGCGACCCCGATCAACCTCGCCGCCGCCGTCGGCGGGTTCCTGATCACCGCCACCGGCACGCTGCTGATGAACGCGCTGATCCCGCCGCCCAGGCCCAACCTCAGCGCGCTCTCCGCCCCCTCCCGCACCTCGCCCACGCTGGCGCTGACCGGCGCCAGCAACCGCGCGGCACCCTGGCAGCCGGTGCCGCGCGTCTATGGCCGCCACCGCGTCTTCCCCCCGCTCGCCGCCCGCACCCTGCTCGAGGGCGAGGGGCAGACGCAGTACCTGCGCGCCCTGTTCGACTTCGGCTACGGGCCCCTCGCGGTCGAGGACATCCGCATCGGCCAGGTGCCGATCGGCCAGTTCGACGGCGTTGAGATGGAGCTGCGCGAGGGCCGCCCGACCGATCCGCCGGTCACCCTCTACCCCAACGCCGTGCGCGAGGACGGCTACGGCCAGCGCCTGCGGCACGACCAGCCGGTGACCGTCGAGACGCGCTCGGACGCCTCCGAGGCGATCGTCGAGGTGACCTTCATCGGCCTGGTCGTGTTCAGCCAGGAGACGGGCGAGCGGCAGGCGCGCAGCGTGCAGGTGCGCTTCGAGATCGCGCCCGAGGGGTCGAGCGACTGGACCGCCGTCGCCACCCGTACCTTCACGGCCGCCACCGAGCAGCGGCTGGTGTTCGGCCACCGCATCGTGCTGCCGACGCCCGGCCGCTGGCAGGTGCGGGTGACGCGGCTGACCGCTGACCCGGCCTCGTCCTCGATCCGCGACGAGAGCTACCTGACCGCCCTGCGCTCGGTCACCGGCGAGGCGCCCGTGCGCGCCAAGGGCCGCTGCCTGCTGGCCCTGCGCATCAAGGCCTCCGAGCAGCTCTCCGGCCAGCTCGACCAGGTGAACGCCGTCGTCACCGCGATCCTGCCGGTCTGGACCGGCACCGGCTGGGTCGAGCAGCCGACGCGGAACCCGGCCTGGGCCTATGCCGACGTGCTGCGCGGCCCCGCCAACCCGCGCCCCATCCCCGACAGCCGGATCGACCTCGACATGCTGGCGCTCTGGGCCAGCCGCTGCGATGCCGCCCCGGTTCATGGCAGCGCCCCGCGGTTCAGCTTCGACGCGGCCTTCGACTTCGAGACCACCGTGCTCGCCGCCCTGCGCGACATCGCCGCCGCCGGCCGCGCCGCCCCGGCCATGCGGGAGGGCAGGTTCTCGGTGGTGCTCGACGAGCCGCAGAGCGTGCCCATCCAGCACTTCGGCCCGCGCAACGCGCGCGGCTTCACGCTCAAGCGGACGTTCCGCCGCCCCCTGCACGGCTTCCGCGCCCGCTACGTCGAGCCGGAGCGCGACTGGAGCCAGCAGGAGGCGCTGGTCTACGCCGACGGCTTCGGCGAGCACAACGCGACCGAGATCGAGACGCTGGAACTCTTCGGCGTCACCCGCCGCGACCAGGCGATCCGCGAGGCGCGCTACCACCTGGCCGTGCACCGCCTGCGCAGCGAGACCGTCACCATCACCACGGACGCCGAGCACCTGCTCTGCACCCGCGGCGACCTGGTGCGCGTGACCTACGACGTGCCGCTGTGGGGGGGTGGCACGGCCCGCATCGCCGAGGTGACGGCGGGGCCGGGGGGCGAGGCGACGGCCATTCGCCTCGATGCCGCGGTGGGCATGGGCGAGGGCACGGCCTATGCCGCGCGCATCCGCCGCGCCGACGGCGCCTCGGTGCTGGCCGCCGTGGCCACCGTGCCGGGCGAGACCGACACGCTGACCTTCACCCCCCCCCTGCCCGCTTCCGCCGGCATCACCCCGGGCGACCTGGTGCTGTTCGGCGAGGCGGGCCGCGAGAGCGTCGAGCTGATCGTCAAGGACATCCGCCCGGGGCCGGACCTTTCGGCCGAGCTCACCCTGATCAGCCACGCCCCGGCGGTGCACGAGGCCGAGGCGCTGCCCATCCCGCCCTGGGACCCCGAGATCACCCGCCCGCCGGCGTTGTCGCGCCGCCTGCCGGCCGCCCCCGAGCTGCTGGGCTGGGAGGCTGGGGGGGCGGCGCTCGGCATGGCGCGCGACAGCGCCATCGTCGCCCGCATCGGGCTGCGCGCCCGCCCCGCGGAGGCCGACCGCAGCCCCGGCGCGGCGCTGCAGCTGCGCTGGCGCGAGGCCGCGGCGGGGCCGGACCAGCCCTGGCGCCTGGGCCCCGCCGAGACCTGGGCCGACCATGCCCTGCTGTTCACCGGCCCGCTGGAGGAGGGCCAGACCTACGCGCTCGCCGCCCGGGTGGTGACCGCCGCCGGCGACGCCGGGCCGTGGAGCACGCCGGTGACCGTGCTGGCCGAGGGCGAGAGCGCCCCGCCCGCCGACGTGCGGGTGTTCCTGATCGACGGCAGGCGCCTCTCCTGGGAGCCGGTGCCGGACCTCGACGTGGTGGGCTACCGCATCCGCTGGGCGCCGGGCGCCGGCGCGGCGTGGGAGACGGCGCGGCCCGCCCATGCGGGGCTGATCACCGCCAGCCCCTTCCTGCTCGATGCCCCGCCCGCGGGGCGGGCTACCATCCTGATCAAGGCGGTGGACCGCGGCGGGCGGGAGAGCGCCGACGCCGCGATGATCGTGACGGAGCTCGGCGACCCGCCGCTGCGCTTCGGCGCCGCCGAGATCGACGCCCGCGCGGACGGCTGGCCGGGGGCGCGGACCAACGCGGTGGTGGAGGCCGGCGACCTGGCCGCGGCGGCCGACCCGGGCGAGCCGATGTGGGGCGGGGGCGGGACGCCGATGTGGGGCGGGGCGGAGGCGCCGATGTGGCCGGCGGACGCCTGGCTGCCGATGGGCTACGAGCAGGAGGTGGAGTTTCCTTCGCCGCCGGCCGATGCCCGCATCGCCGTGGAGTGGGAGGCGCAAGGGACAGGCGCGCGGCTGCTGTGGCGCGAGGTGACGCCGTTCTGGGGCGACCCGGCCGACCCGATGTGGACGGGGGATGCCGGCCCGATGTGGCCGCCTGCGGGCGCCGGCGAGTGGCGCCCGTGGGAGGGTGCGGTGGCCGCCCGCCCCATCGCCCTGCGGGTCGAGATCGACGGCGGCCCGGTGCGCGGGCGGCTGATCGAGCTCGCCGCCATCCTCGACGTCGAGCCGCTGATCGAGGCGCTGGGCGACGTGGAGCTGGCGCCGGACGGCACCCGCCTGCCGCTGACCAGGAGCTTCATCGTGATCGGCGCGGTGACGGTGACGCTGCAGGGCGGCAGCGCCCGCACCGTGCAGGTGCTGGACCGCGCCACCACCCCGGGCCCGCTGGTGCGCGCCTTCGATGCGGCCGGCGTGGGGGTGGCGGCCACCGTGGACGCCGTGGTGCACGGCTATTGAGACGAGGAGTGGACGATGAGCAACCTGCCCGCCAACGCGGACATGACCGGGGCCTCGGTGACGCAAGGCCAGTTCCGCGCGCGGCTGAACGACGTGCTCGACTACCTGCGCGGGATGCTGGGCTCAACCGGCACGCCAGGGGCCGGTCGGGCGGCGCTCGGCCTCGGCACCCTCGCCACGCTGAACGAGGTGGGGGCGGCGCAGCTGGGCGCCGGCGCGGTGACCACGGCGAAGCTTGCCGATGCGGCGGTGACGGCGGCGAAGATCGCCGACGCGGCGGCGACGGCGGCGAAGATCGCCGATGCGGCGGTGACCACGGCGAAGCTCGCCGACGGGGCGGTGACGGCGGCGAAGCTCGCCGCGGGGGTGATGCCGGACGGTGTGCCGGCGGGCACGGTGGTGGCCTTCGCCGGCTCGGCCGCCCCCTCGGGCTGGCTGGTGTGCAACGGCGCGGCCATCAGCCGCACCACCTACGCCGCGCTGTTCGCCGCGATCGGCACGGCGCATGGCGCGGGTGACGGCGCGACCACCTTCAACCTGCCCGACCTGCGCGGCGAGTTCATCCGCGGCCTGGATGGCGGACGCGGCGTCGACTCCGGCCGCGTGCTCGGCAGCGCGCAGGCCGGCGAGGTGCAGAGCCACGGACACGCGCTGCGATCGGGCAGCGGGAACATTGCGTTCATGAACGAGACGACCCCGGTGATGGGTGCGACGTCGTCGGGCGGCGGCCTCGGCGGCTGGACTACCGGACAGATCGCCGCAACGGGCGGTTCGGAAACCCGGCCGCGCAACGTCGCCCTGCTCTACATCATCAAGGCCTGAGGGGGCGGCGGTGCAGGTCTGGCAGGTGGGCGAGGACGGCTCCCTGGTCGGCGCCATCGAGGCCGAGCCCGATCCGCTGACCCCCGGGGCATGGCTGATCCCGCGCGGGTGTGTGACGGTGTCGCCGCCCGAGATCCCGCCAGGCCAGCGCGCCCGCTGGACCGGCACGGCCTGGGCGCTGGAACCCGCCGTTCCGACCCGCTGGCGGGTGCTGAAGAGCACGCTCTGCGCGCGGCTGACGGACGACGAGGCGGAGGCTTTGGAAGCCCTGCTCGCCACCCTGCCCGCGAAGACGCGCCAGCGCTGGCAGGCGGTGCGCTGGGTCTGGTCGGACGACGCCGAGCTGCTCGGAGCGGCGTCTGCGCTTGGGTGGAGCGAGGCGCGGCTTGCCGAGCTGCTCGCACCCGACGACGACCCCGAGCTGGCGCTGCTCGCGCGCGTTGCAGCGCAGTGAGTCAGACGAGGGTAGTCTGGGCTCTGAGGGCGGCGTAAGCTCGACCTGAAGGGGTTCCGAAATCCGGTGGCAAACTTTCCGAAAACCAGTGGCCCGCTACAGCGGGGGGCCGCAAGGCCCCCCGCACCCCCCTGGAGGGCGGCCCTCCCGTTGGTCGGGCCGCGCGTCGCGACCAACGGGAGCGACGCCCTCCCGGGATGGGGGTGCGGGGGAAGGGCCTTGCGGCCCTTTCCCCGCGCTACTTTTCCACGAAAGCCTTCTCGATCACATAGGTCCC